ATTTGTGCAGTGAAAATATTTTACCAACGGATAAAGATCGTACTGCGGTATGTTGCTTATACTCTTTAAACTTGGAGTATTATGATGATTGGAAAGATGACAGACTTTTTCTTCGGGACGTTGCAGAGATGCTCGATAACGTCTTGCAGTATTTCATTGATAATGCTCCTGACAGCATATCACGCGCAAGATTTAGTGCTACTCGTGAACGGTCTATTGGTATTGGTGCTCTCGGTTGGCACGCTCTACTACAAAAGAACAACCTCCCGTGGGAATCGGCATCGGCAACAGGATTGAATCATAAGATATTTGCACACATTCGTAAGGAATTAGATAATGCTAACATTCAATTGGGTAAAGAACGAGGTGAAGCACCTGATGCGACAGGTACTGGACGCCGCTTCTCTCATATGCTTGCTATTGCTCCAAACGCTTCTTCTTCTATTATTATGGGTAATACTTCCCCTTCTATTGAACCGCTTCGTGCAAACGCATATAGACAAGATACTTTATCGGGTTCAATGCTTAATAAAAACAAATGGCTAGATAGAATTATTAAGCAAAAGTTAGGTGAATCAGATTTTGCAGATGCAGGCGAAAAGTATAATGAGATTTGGTCTAGTATTATTGCTAATGATGGATCAGTTCAACATCTTGATATATTTGATGATTGGACAAAAGATGTATTTAAAACATCTATGGAAATTGACCAGCGTTGGGTAGTACAACATTCTGCAGACAGACAGCAATATATAGATCAAGCACAATCTGTTAATCTATTCTTTAGACCAGATAGTAATATTAAGTATATCCATGCTGTTCACTTTCAAGCGTGGAAACAAGGCCTAAAGACATTATACTATTGCCGTTCAGAAAAGATTGGTAAAGCAGATAAGATATCAAAGAAAATAGAGCGACAAGTCATGGAAGAGATTGACTTGAAAGCATTAGCAACCGAAGACGTTTGTTTAGCATGTGAAGGATAAAAATGAAAAAAATAATTAGATTTACAGCATCATGGTGCCAACCATGTAAAGCAATGGCCAGTATACTTGAAGAAGTTAATACTAATATTAATATTCCTATTGAAGTTGTAGATATTGATGTGCATCAAGAAGTTGCAATTGAATTTGGAATTAGAAGTGTCCCTACACTTGTTAAGATAGATGAAAATGGCAATGTTGCTGGCAGACTAATAGGCGTTAGAGCAAAAAATTTAGTAGAAGAGTTCCTCAATGATTAAAAAAACAAAATCCAATTTAATGGATACTAGAGACTCATTCAAACCCTTCAATTACCCTTGGGCATATGATGCATGGTTGAAACACGAACAAAGTCATTGGTTACATACTGAAGTACCAATGGTAGAAGATGTTAAAGATTGGAAAAAGAAACTAAATGCAAACGAAAAACAATTCCTCACACATATTTGCCGCTTTTTTACGCAGGGAGATATCGACGTTGCTGGTGGTTACGTCAACAATTACTTGCCTTATTTTCCTCAGCCTGAAGTACGCATGATGCTATTGGGCTTTGCAGCACGCGAAGCTCTACATATTGCAGCATACTCACATTTAATTGAGACTTTGGGATTACCTGAGACAATGTATAATGAGTTCTTAGCTTATGAAGAAATGAAAGCTAAGCATGATTATGTTACTAACATTTCATTACAGAACTCCACAAAAGAAAACACAGCAAAACATATTGCTATCTTCTCAGCATTTACAGAAGGTATGCAGTTGTTTAGTTCTTTTATTATGTTGTTAAATTTCCCTCGTCATGGTAAAATGAAGGGTATGGGACAAATTGTTACTTGGTCTATTGTGGATGAGACTCAGCATTGTGAGGCTATGATCAAATTATTCAGAACATATATACAAGAGAATCCGGAGATTTGGAACGATCAGCTCAAAGGTGAACTGTATACAATTGCCGAGCAAATGGTTTTACTCGAAGACCGCTTTATTGATTTAGCATTTGCCATGGGTCCTATGGAAAATTTAAATGCAGCTGACGTTAAACAATATATTCGCTATATTACTGATCGTCGCCTTATTAGTCTTGGTCTTAAGGGAATTATGAAGGTTAAAAAGAATCCGCTACCTTGGGTTGAAGAAATGATTAATGCACCTATTCACACTAACTTCTTTGAGAATAGAGCAACCGATTATGCCAAGGCAGCACATACAGGAAACTGGGAAGATGTTTGGGCAAAACAAAAATGAAAACTTTTAAAGAACTAACCGAGCCAAGGTATTATGCCGATGGTTCATTGATCTCAGCAAAATTGCCGCCAGCGTATGAAAAAGCCAAAGGTGAAAAGAATTGTGCTAACTGTGGTGCTTATGTACCTGGCACAAAGTATTGTAAAACTTGGGATGCTAAGGTGCGTCCGGAATATTATTGTAAAAAATGGATCAAGAAAGAGAATTAAAATTCTTTGAGAAAAGAAGATTAATATGCGATGAGTGCGAGCATAAAACACAAATCATGGGTATTAATACTTGTGAAGCGTGTGGATGCTCAATATGGGGCAAGACTTTAATTAAGCCTGCGAAATGTCCTAAAGGAAAATGGAATGCCGAATAAATTTGATTATGCTCATATGATTGTTGCTGAGACTTATGCTAAGTTATCATATGCTAACCGATTACAAGTTGGTGCTGTTGTAGAAAAAGACAATAGAATTATATCTATTGGATACAACGGCACTCCAGCTGGCTGGGATAATACTTGTGAGGATACTTTTGAAGAGCATTCTACTTATGTAATTGATATGGGTGGACCTGCGTATCCTATGATTACCACCCGCACAAAAACAAAGCAAGAAGTTATCCATGCTGAAATGAATGCTATTGGTAAGTTGGCTAAGTCAAATGAATCAGGCGATGGTGCTACAATGTATATTACTCATGCACCATGCTTTGACTGTGCTAAACTTATACATATAGCAGGGATTAAAAAAGTGTTTTATCGCAATCAATATAGAAGCGATGAAGGTATAGAATTTTTAAATAAGTGTAACATTGAAGTGGAGAAAATATGAGCGCAAACAAAAAAATTGGAATCACGTGTTCCACCTTTGATCTGTTCCATGCAGGTCATGTAATTATGTTGGAAGAAGCAAAGCGTCAATGCGATTATCTAATTGCTGCGATTCAAGTCGATCCGACAATAGATAGAAAATCTAAAAACAAACCTGTTCAGTCAATCATTGAGAGACAGATTCAGGTATCATCATGCAAGCATGTTGATGAGATTATAGTATATTCGACAGAGAAAGAGCTCGAGGATATCTTTATGGCATTGCCAATTGATGTTCGAATCTTGGGTGAGGAATATAAAGATACAGACTATACCGGCAAAGATATTTGCATGAAAAGAGGAATAGAATTGTATTTTAATAAACGAGATCATTTCTTTAGTTCATCTGACCTGCGTCAACGAGTATTTGATGCAGAAGCTAAAAAGAGAGGATTAACATGGCAAGAAAGCAACACCACGAATGCGTCGAGTGTGATGGCGTCTTCAAGATAAATTTTGATCTTGACGAAGACTACTATAAAGTAGAATTCTGTCCATTCTGTGGGTCGCATATGGATGAAGATCAACAGGATGAGTACGAAGACGAAGACCTGTCCTAAGTGTAGTACAGAGCATACCAAACCAGGTAAGTTCTGTTCTCGCGCCTGTGCAAATTCCAGACAATGGAATGAAGAGCACAAGAAGGTGTTTTCAGAAAAGCAAGCGGCATATATGGCACGCGAGGAATCTGAAGAACACAGATATAAGAAATCAATACAGTCCCGAATGCTGCAAAAAGCCGGCATTATGGGCACCGGCGAACTAGCTGAAGACGCCGAAGATATAATGACAAATCCCGATGATTACTTCTTTGTTCCGCCAAGGGATGATGGTGATAACTTTTCTGATGGAAACGACTATTGGGAAACCGTATAAATACTAATTTAATATTGGTATTTAGATGTGGTTATATAAAGAAAAGCCTTTAGAAACTGTTCCAGAAGAAGCATATGGTTATGTGTACTTGATTACCAATACTGCCACGAATCGCAAGTATATAGGTAAAAAGTTGTTTTGGTTTCGCAGAACAAAGGTAGTTAAGGGTAAGAAGAAAAGATTAAAGGTTGAGTCAGATTGGAGAGATTATTGGTCTTCATCTGATGAGGTTAAGAAAGATGTTGAAACGCATGGTGCGGATAAGTTTATACGAGAGATACTGCATATATGCCCAAACAAAGGTTTGTGCAATTATTTGGAAGCAAGAGAACAAATGGATAGACGAGTTTTAGAGACAGAAGATTATTACAACGGCCAAGTGCAATGCCGCGTACATAAAACTCATATAAAGAATCTAAAGGCATAAGATGCGATTATCAGGATTAGAATTATTAGGCGGAATGAAAATTGTTACTACTCCGCCACCATTATTACCTATTATAGATTTTGATGCAGCATACTACTCAGCAGTACCTACAAATGGAAGTACGATAATCGGCACTGGCGCATACGCTATTACTGTAGCAAATCCTGGAAATAATATTAGTTGGAATAGTGCCAATGGCGGGGTGTTTAGAGTAACTACTGCAAGCAGCACAGACTTCTTGGCATTTGGTCCAAATTACAGTAGCGGCACTCAGGCTTATACAGTAGGCATGGCATACAAATGGAACGGAACCACTCCGGGTAGATTACTCAATGCCAATTCAGCGTCACCTGATCTCTTATTAGGACTATGGGGTTCGGGCATCTGTCTTATGGATATTGTCTTTACTGAAGGTAGTAGCTTTATAGGTGGTAACAGTACCGAAGCAGATAATAATTGGCATTTTGTATGGTTAACCTTTAAAGGAAGAGAAGACCCAGAAAAAACTACTGCTTATAAAGACTACTTAGGCGGTACTCCACACTTTAACGGGAGTAACAGTAGTGGTACTGGATTTAATGGATTGAGATTGTTTAGCAAGTATGACGGATCTGAAGAAGTAGATGCCGATGTTGCATTCGTTAAAGTATGGGATACAGAATTATCTTTAACACAAGTACGAGCAGAACATAGTAAATACAGAGCACGCTTTGGGTACTAACAAGCAAAACGTTCTCAGCAATAAATACAGCAAACGTATAAGAAAGAATTAAAATGCAAATTACAAATGTTAACTTCGCTCTTGGCGGAATGAATGTACAGACTTGGGATATTCCTATTCCCCCAGCAAATTACCTTTGGTCTTGGGGACTTAATACGTCAGGCGAAATGGGGATAGGTAATACTACAAATTATTCAAGTCCAAAACAAGTTGGCGCCATGGCCAATTGGGCAAAAGTTGCTGGCGGACAAGTACATTCTTTATCAATTAAAACCGATGGTACCCTGTGGGTATGGGGACGTAATACGAGAGGGTGCCTCGGTTTAGGTAATACTACAGGTTATTCAAGCCCGGTACAAGTTGGTTCTCTAACCAATTGGTCAAGTATTTCAGGGACACTAAATATATCATTGGCAATTAAAACTGATGGTACTTTGTGGACATGGGGAAATAATGCTTATGGCGGTCTTGGTTTGAGCGACACTGCAAATAGATCTAGTCCCGTACAAGTTGGTGCATTAACTAGCTGGTTAGATGTTGCCGCAGGGTACATGCATACAATAGCCACCAAAACCGATGGAACCTTATGGGCATGGGGCAGTGCTAGTTATGGGATATTAGGTTTAAATAATGCCTCCAGTTATTCTAGTCCAGTACAAGTTGGGTCATTAACTAATTGGTTATCTGTATCTGCATTAGAGGTGCAATCTGCTGCTATTAAAACTAATGGTACAATGTGGGCATGGGGCAAAAACAATGTTGGTCAATTAGGATTAGGTGGGTCCTCAAATTATTCAAGTCCAAAACAAATAGGGGCACTGACAACTTGGGCATCGGTAAGTTTAGGTAGAAGCTATGGTCACGCAATTAAAACCGACGGTACCTTATGGTCATGGGGGTTTAATTATTATAGTAATTTAGGATTAAGTAATAATACAGATACTGTTAGTCCCGTACAAGTCGGCGCACTAACTACTTGGTCAAAAATAAAAGCAAACAAGTTTCATTCTGCAGCCATTAAAACCGACGGTACCTTATGGACTTGGGGCAAAAACGACACTGGTGGTTTGGGTATAGGTAATACTATAGATAAAAACAGTCCGACACAGGTTGGTGCATTAACTAATTGGTTGAATGTTTCTTCAGGATATAAATTTACAATAGCCAACCAACAATAATTAAAGAAGAACAAATTAGCATCTATATTTTTAGGTTTTAACAGGCAATAATATAATGACAATACTACAACTACTTGAATACATATTTTATGTGTGGGTAATTTGGAATGCTCTTGGTCTTATTAAAGTATTAACTAATAAAGACATGCAGCAATATAAAATGCTTACTCCGCCTAGTGAACAGGAAAAGTATATAGAATGCAGGGTTGAGCATCACGGAGATCAAGTATACTTATGGACTTTGAACCCTGAAGCATTTTTAATTCAAGGCAAGTCTTTAGATGAGATACAAGAGGCATTGCTAAAGATAATGCCTAACACGACTCTGGTAATAACAGAATCAGATCGAGAGTTAGACGGTCTAAACCCTGTGTAAGTTATAAAGTATCTGCACTGCGACGGCAGCTGTGGATACTGTCACGATTAAAACGTAATAAATTGTGTGTCTCATTTTTAATTATCCCAAGTGACATGATCCGCAATCGGAGATATCATTTTCATTATTTGTTCGTATTCAAGTTTATTTTTATTCACATCATATCTGTAAGGTACTTGGATGCAAGTGAAGATATAATGTTTCATTTTATTTGTAATGCGAATAGACATCTGTTCTAATACTGTGTCATGGTCCGTTCCGTTTGACAATGCTTGCATGGCATAACCGAATTCAAACTGTCTGACTCTTTCAGACCATTCTTCAAATGTCTCTCCGTCTTTGATTTTCATTTAAATAATGAAAGCGATGCGAGTTTTGATTCTAAATAAGCAATCTGTGTTACTATAGCATCGAATGATGCACAGGTGCTAGATGAACCTGGTACACCCACAGTATGTTGCAATAATACCTCAGCGTCAATTCGCAACTGTTCAATATCTGCGGTGTATCGTGCTGCGGTTGCATCGATGATTTGATTTCTAAAACTCATTATGTGTTCTTTCGTGTTTGATGTAGATATTCTCTTTTTAGCCACCATTTGTATTTGTCCCAATATTCTTGCATAGACAAGCGTTGTTCTTTATATAACAGTCTTTCCTCTAGATTCTCATGCCATAGGTGAGATACCCATGTTCTAAATGCAGACGCTTTCACACTATCTCCTCGAGGATTCCCAATAGTTCTGCAGTAATTAGCAATAGACCGGCAATAACAAAATCACCCGTGATTAAGTATGCTCCTGCTATAATTCTAATTCCACTTTTAATCAAACTGATATAAAAGTGACCTTTGCTTGTGTCTTTTGGTTGAATATCCATATAGAATCCTTATATTGTAGATAATATTATCTCGATTATATATTCTTTTTGATGTCTTGTCAAGCACTTTTTCAACAGAAATTCGAATCTTTTTGACTGAAAAGGCTTGACAAGATGTGCATTTGCACATATAATTATGACATGATGAAAAGTAAATTTGTGCAAATCAAAAGAACCCATAAAGCCAAAAGGGTTTTTGCTTGTGCAAATGTGCAAAAGCAATTATAATAGATATATAGCAAACAAAAACAGGAGTTAGTATGCGTGTAAAAGTAATTTTCAACAAAGCAAAGAATCGTTTCGAAGGTTTTGTTGATGGCAAAATGGTCTCAAGATCACGTCACGAATCATATGTGCGCGACCAGATTGCTAAATTAGGTTTGCAAGTAGAACCAGTAAGCGGTACTGTAAATACCCAGCCCAAGGTTGACGAGTTTGGTATCAACAAGCGTTTTGACTTTGTTGCACAAATGGTCACAATGGTTGCTAAAAAGACTATTGAATCAGCAATTATCACAGGCCAAGGTGGCTTGGGTAAGACACATACTGTTTTGAAATCACTCAAGGCACAGAACTTGATTGACACCACAGACTTAGCACAGTTCGAAGAAGGTGCTCGCATTAATAGTGAAAAGAGTTTTCGCATTGTAAAAGGTTACAGTACTGCTAAAGGTCTGTATCGCACATTGTTCGAAGGCAACGGTCAAGTATTAGTATTTGACGACTGCGATAGCGTGCTCAAAGACCCAGTTGCTCTTAACTTGCTCAAGGGTGCGCTTGACTCATACGGCGAACGCTGGATCAACTGGAATGCAGACATGAAAGATGACGACTTGCCCCGCAGTTTCAA